AAAATTATCGACAGCAGTCACGCACGGTACAAAATCGGACTGAGTGGCACAATCGAGCGAAAAGATGGAAAGCATGTAGTCTTTCGTGACTACTTTGGTAGCAAACTGTTTCAACCTCCGAAAGAAAATTTTATGACTCCGAGCATTGATATTTATCGCTCGGAAGTACGCTTTATGGATGGTGCAAATATTCCATGGGCAAATCGGGTAAACAACCTGGCAAACAATGAGGAATATGTTCATAGTGTCTCGTTACTTGCATCCTACTATGCAGCACGAGGGCATAAGGTACTTGTAGTATCAGATCGCGTGCACTTTCTTAAGACTTGTGCACACTTAGTAGGAGAAAAAGCAATTTGTGTAACAGGGGAAGTGCCCCACGAAGAGCGCGAAAGCCTCATTGATGAGATAAATTATGGAAATAAAGAAATACTTTTTGGTACTCAAGCGATCTTTAGTGAGGGGATTTCAGTCAATTCCCTCTCTGTCCTTATACTCGGTACCCCTATCAACAACGAACCCCTCCTCACCCAGCTCATCGGAAGAGTTATACGAGAGCAAGAGGGAAAACGAGACCCTGTAATTGTTGATATTCATCTTAAAGGAAAAACTGCAACTCGTCAAGCTTCTAATCGTATGGGATACTATATGAAACAAGGGTATTCTATTAAAGAGCTTGGAGCCACAAAAAATAGTTCTTGACATTTACTTCAAATGTGTGTATAATATGTTGTTATATGATTGGAATAAAATCTTCGAAGTAGCCGATGGCAATACTTTTACTATATTTATTATCTTTAAAATGATTACTGCAAAATTAGTGCCTGAAAACAAGTACGACCCTATCTTCGAGTTAAGTAAGAAATCTTTTGACGGGGAGTCTTTTATGCTTCACCCGGACATTCTTTTATTCAATGCATATAAACACGAGTACCGCGAGATAGCCCAGTATATCGCGTTGTGCTCTTTACGTCCAATTTCGGACTATTCAGCAACTGGGAAAATAGATCTGGATACATATCTTGTGGATCTAGATTACGAACTTTTCAAAGATAACAGTCTACTTCGTATAGAAGATGATACAATTCACTTTATATATGAAGAAGTCCCAAAGGAGAAATTACACTAATGGCACTATCATTTAACAAAGCCGCAGGCGGCGCAAAGAAGTCTAGCATTACATCTTATTCATATCGTGACGGGGACAATGAAGTTCGTCTCGTAGGCGACGTACTCGCACGGTATGTCTACTGGCTAGAAGGTAAGAACGGAAAGAACATTCCTTTTGAGTGTCTTTCTTTTGATCGCAACGAAGAGCGATTCAACAACATGGAAAAGGATTGGGTACGTGAGTACTATCCTGATCTAAAGTGTGGCTGGAGCTATGCTATGCAGTGTCTTGACCAAGGAGAAGTCAAGATTATCAATCTCAAGAAGAAGCTCTTTGAAGCTATTCTTACAGCAGCAGAAGACTTGGGCGATCCTACAGATCCCGAAAGCGGATGGGATGTTAAGTTCAAGCGAGTAAAGACTGGACCTCTGCCCTACAATGTAGAGTATCAACTCCAAGTCTTGAAGTGCAAGCAGCGAGCTCTTGGTGAAGATGAGATGACAGCTATCTCTGAGCTAAAGTCAATGGATGATGTTATGCCTCGTCCTACGCCGGATGCACAAAAGAAGTTGCTCGATGAGATTCGAGAAGAGGCAGCAGATGTTGACGAAGAACTAGGTGAAGAGTTTGACTTGACATGATTTTATTTACGGCAGACTGGCACATAAAGCTAGGTCAGAAGAATGTGCCCAAAGAGTGGGCACTTAACCGCTACGGATTATTCTTCGAGCAAATACATAGTCTCGAAAAGCAATGCGAAATGCATATTATTGGTGGTGATCTTTTTGACCGTCTGCCTAACATGGAGGAACTGGAACTCTACTTCTCGTTTATTCGGGAAGTAGGGATTCCAACTCTTATCTATGACGGTAATCATGAAGCTACAAAGAAAAATAAAACCTTCTTTACTCAACTTAAACAAGTAACTAGAGATATAAACCCTCTTGTAAAAATAGCGGATATTTCATATTATGATTCCGATCTTGGTTTTAGTATTCTTCCTTACGCCGATCTCCACAGAGAAGGAAGCATTGAAAAATTTATATCAACAGCACCACTCTTTACTCATGTACGAGGAGAAATACCTCCACACGTCAAGCCAGAGGTGGACTTAGACAGGTTCGAGGATTTTCCCATAGTATTTGCAGGAGATCTACATGCACATAGTAATACTCAAAGAAATATTGTGTACCCCGGGTCTCCTATGACAACTTCTTTTCATAGAACAGAAGTTAAAACAGGATATTTGCTTATAAATCCAAACGATTGGTCTTGGATATGGGAGCCTTTTGATCTTCCGCAATTGATACGAAAAACTGTATCAGATCCAAGTGAAATGGTTCCTACCAACTATCACCATACGATTTATGAGATTGAAGGAGATATGCAAGAGCTTGCCAATGTAAAAAATAATGATCTCTTAGACAAAAAAGTAGTAAAGAGAAATACAGAAGCAACTTTAATTATAGATAATGAAATGACTCTTGAAGAAGAGTTAGTTGAATATTTAACATATATACTAGAAATCTCAGAAGCGCAAATACCAAACATAATAGGTGTATTTAATGATTACTCTGCAAAAATTACGATGGAGTAACTGCTTTAGTTATGGAGAAAACAATGAGTTAGATTTAAGCAGTAATACTGTTACTCAACTTGTTGGTACTAACGGGATGGGGAAGTCCTCCATCCCGTTAATTATAGAGGAAGCCCTTTACAATAAGAACTCCAAAGGCATCAAAAAAGCAGACATACCAAATCGATATGTTAATCAAGGTTATAGTATACACTTAACCTTTACTAAGGATACTAAACAATATGAGGTTCTCATCGACCGAAAGTCCAGTATTAAACTTCGACTCCTCGAAAATGGCGAGGATATATCCTCACATACCGCAACCAATACCTATAAGACACTGCAAGATATTATCGGTATTGATTTCAAAACATTCACCCAATTGGTATATCAAAACACTAGCAGCAGCTTACAATTTCTCACAGCGACCGATACGAATAGAAAAAAATTCTTAATTGATTTACTACATTTAGAGCACTATGTTAGGTTATTTGAGTTGTTCAAAGAAGAGTCTAGGAAGCAGACTGTTAATCTTGCAAGCGTAGAATCAAAGATAGCAACGATAGAAAAATGGTTGCAAGATAATAAATTGACCGATACAACCATACTGCCACTGGAAGAAATTTCAATCGACACATCAAAAGACGAAAAGGAATACGCTGAACTCTCATTAGAAATTAAAAATATTTCTGAAAAAAATAAAAAAATTAATCAGAACAATACATATAAAGAAATGCTGGGTGAGATTGATCTACAAAAAGCACAATCTTGTACTGTAGCAGAAAAACAATCGTATGATAGATTGCAATCGGACTTAGGAAATCTTCGCGGGGTCGTAGCGGGGTCAAAGAAACTACTGGCAAAGCTAGAGAAACTAGGAGATCATTGCCCTACTTGTGAGCAAGGAGTAGATCCCGAGTTCAAACAGTCGCTAATAGATACAGAAACAAAAAAGATTGCAGAAAATAGAAGGGAAGAATATGAAATTGAAGGAAGAATATCAGAAATTAAGCGAGACAATGCCGAGTATGACAATGCCAGAAAAATTGAAAGAGAATGGCAAGAAATTTATCGAAGTATTGACCGAACTTTACCAGTGGCCCTCTTGGACAAAGGAGAGCTTGAAAGCCGCTTGGGAAGAATACGAGCTGACTTGGTTCAAGCACAAGAGTCTTTGGAAAAGATCACAAGAGGTAACGAAAAGATCACAAGACATAACACAAGAATTCAAGTAATCCAAGAACAGACAGACAACTTTTTAGCCCAGCTTGAGGAGCAACAGGCACAGTTTGAAAGCTACAAAGAAACTGCAAATAATTTAGAAGTTCTAAAGAAAGCATTTAGTACAAATGGATTGATTGCATATAAAATCGAAAATCTTGTAAAAGATCTAGAAGAACTTACAAATCATTATTTGGCGGAACTATCAGATGGAAGATTCACATTGGAGTTCGTTGTTTCAAACGATAAGCTTAACGTTCAAATTACTGACAATGGGAATATTGTCGATATCTTGGCTTTATCTAGTGGCGAGCTTGCTAGGGTAAATACGGCTACTCTTATTGCTATTCGCAAACTAATGAGTAGTATATCAAAGTCTAAGATAAATATATTATTCTTAGATGAAGTTATCGCAGTTTTGGACGATGCAGGGCGAGAAAAATTAGTGGAAGTATTATTAGAAGAAGATCTAAATACTTATGTTGTTAGTCACGGATGGACACATCCTCTACTTGAAAAAGTAGAAGTTGTTAAATCAGGAAATATATCGAGGTTAGAATGACAAATGAAGAAATGACACTTACTACGGGGCATCTTATGATAGAAAATATGAAGGAGTATTTGCTTGGTAAGTGTAAATACCACGAAACAAATGTTAAAGTTTACTTTTTAAATCCTGTTGGTATCGGAGAACATCCAGATATTCTTGGAGCTATTGAGACAGAGCTAGAAAAGCTCGCAGAGTATAAAGAAAAATTAGATGTACTTCGACAGATAGAGAGGAGCTTGTGGTAGACAGCAGAGCAAAGGGCGCTCGAGGAGAGTATCTAGTAAGAGATTTATTAAGAGAACATACCGGCCTTCAGTTTGAAAGAGTCCCGAGTTCCGGGGCTCTTGAGTATTTGAAGGGAGATTTGTATGTTCCGCATGAAAAA